CTTAGGGTGGTTTTGAATCGCCCTATCTACAGCCTTATCAGGGTCTGTAAACCAATCTACTTCTTCGACTTCTTGGGGTGCTTCTTGTTGATCTTGAGTGAGTTGAGTCTGGATATACGTATCAACAACCTTACGTAACTCACCTACTTCAGAGCTTTGTCGGCCCAATAGCTTTTCAGCTTCTTGGTGCATCTGTACAAGTTCTTCAGCAGACTTGCCTTTATACTTGTCGGGAATCTCAGGTTCCTGTGGTTCAGGAGTTTCCTGTTGCTCCTCAGCAAACATTTCTAGTTGTTGTTCGTCTTGGTTATCCTGTTGACGCTCAGGTTCAATGATCTTAGCCATTATTAACTCCGTACCTTAGTATTGTGGAGAACTTTATTATGAAGGTTCTCTAGGAGGATTGCCTTCTTTCGTATGCCATGTGTGATTCTCTCTTTCTAGCCCACTTAGCATGTGCATCAGGGAAGTCACCGCTGATACCTTCTAAATTAGAGCGTACTGGAGAAATTACACGCTTTGCGTCTAAGCCACAACTGCACCTAGAAGTTGTGACATCAGACTTTACTAAATCTTCAAACAGGTGCCCACAAGGACATCTAAAGTCAAACAGCCTCATCTAGAGCTTCCTCAGTGTCTTCACCTGATTCTGCTTCTGCATGAGCGTTGTCAATCTGTGTTTCAAGATTAAAGATTGTTGCTAGGATAGCTAACTGACCTTTGCGAAAGTTCAAGTTATCATTATCCGTAGTCAATTCTACTGAGTTGATCTGTGCAACATTACCTTGTAAATCAGAGATTAGCTGTTTCCAGCCTTCTGAACGAAACATCGCAAAGTAATTGTTGAAGTAAGTTTCTAACTCTTGAGTCATTGTATTTTACCTTTGTTAAAGAATACTTTGTACGTAAAGTACCTATACATTATATCATACTTTTTCGTATTTGTCAAGCGTTTTTTTAACTAAATGTTTTTATTACTACAGCCACAACCAACACAGAAATTATAGCCCCAATAAAAAGAGTAACACCTCCTACTAATACTTGGTGTATTAGTTTTTCTCTTTCTTTCTTTTTACGAGCTAACATAGCAAGATGTTGTTTTCTACGCTTTTCTTGATCTGCTTTAGCAGCCTTAAAATCATCAAGTAGCTTGGGGTCTGCTACAAGTAGTAAATCATTTACACTTTGCCAGTGTCGCTCATACTGTCTTCTTAGCTGTACAATTCGTAACAAATCGTTCTGTGACAGCGGCTTGAAGGTTGAGTTTTTACGCTCTACTTCAAAAGTATCTAAGGCTTCACCAAAGTCTGAGACCATTCCCATAACTTGATTTATGCCTTGCCCTGTTTCATTAACCTTTTGTATTAAAGTGTTAATAGTCGTCAGGGCTGCACTTGCCGCTGCTACAGACTCAATTATCATTATCGGCCTCTACGAGTACCTGTGCGTTTCTGTTGAGTCATCGGCTTCTTTTTCTTTTTGCCGCCCATTGTTTTTTTACCGTATCCCATACCGTATCCGGGCATAATAATCTCTCCTGTAGACAATTAACATTTCCACCTGCGTCTAGCTTGTCTAATTCTAGAGTTAGGATCGTTCCTAGTTTTAGCGGAACTTCTTTTTAGCTGCCCTAGTGACCTAGCACAGTAAGATTTACGTCGCTTAGCAGCTTTACTGCCTGCTTTAACTTTACCTGTAACAGCAGTCTTTAGCTTACTGCCGGGGTTAGCGGCTCTGTAAGCCTTAACGCCTTTCTCAGTCATGCCTGCGCCAGACTTAGTAGAGCGATAGTTGCCACCCTTGCCTGTAGTCTTGCGTATAGGTTTTGCTCGTCGTGTTGCCATAATTATGCAGCCTTTGGTGCTGGCTTTTTAACCGGCTGCTTCTTGGCTTCAAGCTCTTTGATTTTAGACTCTAGTTCTTCAAACTTCTTGTTAACTTGGTCTACAATCTGCATTAGCTCTGTGCGTGTAACTACCATCAGTTTATCCTTGTCTCAGTTGGAGGGGTTGCTGGGGTTGCATGGGTTGCTGTTGAGGTTGATTCTTTAGGTCAATCTCTTTTTCTTTTAAGAATGTCTGAGCAATCTTCATTCGACGCTCAAACTCCTTGTCCTCTTGGTCTCCTGCCTTCAGGTTAGCTGTGACCGCCTTAATCTGGTCAATCTGTAGCTCCTGTGGTGCAAGCTGTGTCTCTACAGCAATCTTCTGCGCTCTGGCCTGAGACTCCTGTGCCTGACCGTTGAGTGCTGCTGTCTGAGACTGCTGGAAGGCCATCTGTGCCTGTGCAGCGGCTTGTTGCATCTGCTGTTGCTCAGGTGTAGGCTGTGATGCTTGCTCTGCCTGCTGTAGCTTAGCCATCAGTTCTTCACGGTTAGACAGGTTCATGTTGTCAATGATTGACTGAATTAACGTGTTGTACAGTGGAGACTCTGCTGGCATGGTTTGCAACAGTTGCACAAGTTGTGTTACTTCGTACTCACGAGCAATGATGCCCAAGGTAGACGTAGTGTTAAACTTGTAGTCCTTGACAGGATAGTTCTCAGGATCAAACTGCATGTAACGACAAGCAGCCATTTTAACAAATGGAATCAGGAAGGACTGTTGAAAGTTAATCAAGGTGCGCTTGTGACGCTTGATGATTGCACCAAGGGACATACTGATACCAGCAGCCGTAGCGTCACCGTTGATACTACCGGGAATACCAGCGGAGTCAATAGCGCCTGTAGACATCTGAACCATCTTCTGTAGTTCTGCTGCCTGTGCAAAAGTAATCTGACTGACTTGACCAAAGTTGAATGGATTGAGTACAGTCTTAGGATCGCCATTGGTTAAGATAATCTTACCGGGGCGTACCTCTGGCCTAGAGCCTCTAGGAAGCCGTGTAGCGTCCATAGCCATCATTGGGTGCACGGTTAGGGCTAGGGCATCAATACGTGCCCGTAGCTCTGTATCAAGCGCCTTCTGGCTGTTGTAGCCTTTCTCACACACACCACGGCCCCAGAACCTACCGGGAACTACATCCCAAGGGAAGGCCACTACAGGACGATCCTGCATCATGTATGGATTAGCTTCTGCTTTTAGCAGGATGCCTCCATTAGCCACAACCACAATAGCTTCGACGTAATAGCTTGCATCTTCGTCTTTCTCTGGCTCCTCTACTTCAATGTCTGCAATGTCTTCATCATCGTCAAGCATTGCTTCCTTTTCGCCAATCTCCAAGAGGTAGCGAGGTACAAGACCGTAGTACTTAGTTAGACGTACCTTGTCTTCGTCGTAGCTTGTAAGGTCTTGGTCTGGCTCTAAGTCATAGTCACTAGCCGCCTGACCTACGTACACGTCCCTGTAGACACCTTCTTCCTGTAGCTGTTGTACCTTGTGTCGTGGCACAAACTCGTCTACAGCGACTCCTACAGCGTCCTGTATGGTGGTTGCTACAGGGTCAATCAGGAAGTTCTGTGGCATTACAGGGCGCAGCTTGACTACTGTGCGGTCTGTGACGTTTACACCTACTGCCTGTAGCTGTCCGTCCATGATAGGTTGTGTAGCAGGAGCCATTTCTTTGACTTCCTCTAGCACTACTTCAGCTACACCAGTGCCAAATACTGCACTGTTAATCAAACATTCGCCTACTTGCTTGCGAATCTGTGTTTTTTCAAAGTCTTCATGCAGTTTTTGCCGTAAATACACGACATCTTGCGACTCAGCATCGCCAAGTTCGTCCGTAATATCAAAGTACTTGCCTCTACCAAAGGTGGCCTCCTCAATCTCAGCTACACTAGACTCTACAGCCTGCTGTAATGCAGGGGAAATGATACGTGAACGCTCACTTTTGCGCTCCATGTCCTCTGCTGCCCAGATTCCACGCCACAAACGGTAAAATTCTTCAAATCTTTCCGCATAATTAGACTCATAGTGGTCTCTCCACGAGTCACACTTAGCCATTACCCAGTTTTCTAGGTGTTCATCGCTAGATAGAACATCGTTGTCGCCATAATCCATACTGTTTACCCTTAACGTGAGCGTTTAGTCTTAGAAGCAATGCGTTTAGGCTGCTTACTGTGCTGTTTACCGGCTTTTGTGTCTTTTCTTTTCTTTCTGGTGGTAGCTGCGTACTCTTTAGCTGACAAAGACTTGATTGCTTTCTCTGGTAAGTAACGCTCACCTGTAGCTTTTGAGCCTTGAGTGCTAGGCTTCCCTGACTTTGTACGCCACTTCTGCTTAGTCCACTTCTTTAAGGACTGTTGTGATTTAGCTAGAGCCATTACTTAGCTCTCTTTTGTGCAGTCTTGCTTAGTTCTTTGAAGTGATACAAGCGTTGACTGGTCTTGCCATGAGACTTATGCGTATGCAATTGTCCGTTTGGCATCTTGTGAGTATTGCCTTTCCATTCTTTGCCTTCTTTGGTATAGTGTGATACACCCTTCATTATTTGTATCCTCCACCTTTGGCTTTGTACTCTTTTGCCAACATCTGGGCTTTTCTCGCACTCCATTGTCCGGGCTTACCACCCTTGCCACCTGCTTTGATTTTATTAAATAGGTTCTTACGCATAGTGGGCTTGGTGTAGTTACCGGCTTCATTGACTCTTGACTTAGATTTAGGTTTTGTAGGCATGTTAATATCCTGTTACAACGTCCAAGACTTCAAGATCATCAATCTCAAAGTCATAACTGTAGGCTACTTTAGCCAATTGGTCTGTGTACGCAAAAGCATCCACAAGGTCATCATGTGTCAGTGGGTCAGGGAATTGAAACAGTTGATCTAAAAACTTACTGTTCCACTCACCCTTGCCCAAGGTAATCTGACCATTCTCAAATCTACCCTGTAGTGCCCACATGATTCTGTCTGTCTTCTTACGGTTGCCGTGGGTTAGTTCTTCCACAACAAAGAATCTACCGTACTGCTTCATCATGTCCATCAATGGTGACATAACAGCCTGCTTAGAGATACCACGCTCTATCCCTACGCTGATGGGCCTGTAGTCCCGCACAGCCTCAAATATCTTCCTAGCTGTCTCCGCTAAGTCCCACCTACCGTGTATGATGTTCTCTAAGTGCCAGCCGTTTTCATTAACCTTCACTACTGCAATTGCAGATTCATCCAGCTTAGAGTTTTTAGTTCTTTTCTTACTTACGTCCTCAAAGCCAGCCAAGTCAATGCTGATGTAGTAGTCACCTATGTCAGGTGTCTCATCAAACACAACCCAGTCTTCCTTAAACATCTCTGAGCCTCTGGCTTCAAAGGATGCCATAAACTCTTGACGGAAGGCATAGGATGACATAGACTTTTTAGCTAGGTCAATCTCGTCTGAGTCTAACAACTCGTTGTCATAGCTTGTAAAGTGCCATGACTCATAGGACTCATCGTCACCTAGCTCTGCGTATTTGTACAGGTCGTAGAAGTGATTACGGCCCATAGGCGTACCAATAAACAGCGCAGCACCCTTTTGGTCAGCCAAGGCAGGTCTAAGGATTTGCTCAAAGACCTCTGGCTTCATGTCTGCGTACTCGTCCATCACTAGGAACTTTAGTGATACACCACGCATGGTCTCAGGTCTATCGGCACCTTTGAGGCTTATGGTTGCACCGTTGACCAGTTTAATCTGTAGGTTGTTAATGTGACTAGAGGTTACAACAGGGTGCGCCAGCTCCAATAGTGTTTGCCACATGATGTCTCTGGCCTGTCCCTGTGTTGGAGCTACATAGAACACATGGCCTTTGTCTGCCTGTAGAGCATTGACTATCAACATCCATGCTGCTAGTCTGGACTTACCTGTACGTCTACCAGCAGCTACAATCTTAAATCTAGTATCATCTGCCCAGACTTGCTTTTGCCAATCCAGTAGTTGTATGTTTAGTTCAGTCATAGAAGTATTTAACTACATATTCTTCTAAATCTTTTTCTTCCTCACACTCATACTCAGCATCCAAATCAGGATCACCGTCCCAGTTTAGATCCTCTTGCTGTGCTAAGGTCTTTTTGTATTCTTTGTTAGTAAGCACTAACTATACGTCCACATTACAGGTGTATCAGTAGCCCTAATGTCTACATGCACAAAACCCCCAGCTACACCAATACCAGTAAAGCCTAACTTAATAGCATTCTTTACTATAATGTACCTTTGTAGCCCAGAGGATACAGCTATGTCGGCTGCAATGCCCTGTGCATGTGTACCGGGTTGTTTTTTTCTTAATTCAATAGGATGGTCAGGTGATCTATAGCCGCTTGTAATTACAAAAGGAAAACCACAGTGTTCTCTAAGTTCATCTAGAGCAAAGATTAATTCATCTTCTATCTCATTCTCGCCTGTAGTTTTACATACAAACTCGTCTTTAGTAAAGTACTTAAACATCTGTATATTCACCCTCTATAGGATCTTTAGTAACATCAGTTTCAACAGTCCCTCCACCAATACCTGAGATTGTTATAGATACCACAGATCTGCCACTAGCACTATCTTTCTCAAAGTAACTCAAGGGGAGCATACGATCCATAACTAGCTTCCAAGCTGCTGCCTGATTCTTATGGTCATCATTAAGTGCTGCATCAAATATACTATCTAGTACTCTACGAGACTTAGGACT